TAAGTTTTTCAGCCATTTGCACTCACCTCCTCAAAGTAAGATGGGTATAAAATAAGAGCTACCATTTGGCAACTCGTCAGTTGGCTTAAATTTGCTGGACTTCTTGCCCTTTGTGACATTCTTAACTGCCTTGCCCTTCTTCGGGGGGCATCCCCTTCGGTCCAACCCCTTGCGTTTTCAACTCAACTGGAAAATGCTTTCTCCACGCTCCACCCATATCTAAATAAGCGTCCAAAGATGGTATCATATAATTTATTGTATTTTCTGCACATATTTGCCAGTGTATCCGTTTCACCATTAAGCGTAATCATTACGTTCCTTCTCATATTATTGCTTTGTTCCAATTGCGTAATCCATCGACAATTAGATTTCTCATAATTCCCATTGTTGTCTTTTCTATCTAAGGTTAACCCTTCTTTATAGCCTTGTTCCATATCCTCCCAGAATCCATCGAATGTCAACCATTTATCACATACGGTAATCCCCCTACCTCCATAGTTATGATATCCTTCATTCTTCGGGTTACTGCATCTACTTTTCATGGCCGCCCATACACTATATGGCTTTGAATACGATAGATGATGAGTTGCCAGCATTCTTGCAGTATCGATCATTAAGCAACCACAGCTCTTGGTTGTTCCTGCTCGCAAGGCAGTTCCCCTTACAGTTACCTCATTACCGCACTCACACCTGCAAAGCCATAGAACGCATATACTCTTGCCCCTTTCAGAATTCCTCCTGACTACAGTAAGCCTCCCGTATATCTTACCTTGTTCGTCTTTAGTTCTATCCAAGCAAAACGCCCCTTTCTTATATACAATTATACCATTAAGTCCAATGACTTACAAGGACTTGCAAGCATATTCTTTATGGTATATAGTATATTTGAGGTGATATTATGGCGAACAAAGAACTTAGAACAAGGACACCAATATCAAATGCAGTAGAAACTTCTTTATGGGAGAGACTAAAGGATTATTCCGATGAAACAGGAATACCTTTATCAAAGTTATTAGATAAGTCAATAGCAATTTTCCTAGATTCTGTTAAAAAATAACAGAATCTTTTTTAACCATCTACGCCCTGCATCATCCCTTGGATAATTTCAATCTTTTTCTCATCGGGTAACTGGGAAAACGCTTTCTGCTCTTCTGGGCTTAGATTAGCCAAGGCTTCCTCTATGACCTGCTGAACGTCAGGCTGTCCATTCATACCACCTTCTTGCCCTTGTGGTTGCGGTAGACCTTCCATGCCCTGTGGTGGCATTTCTTGTCCTTGTGGCTGTGCCGCCTGTTGTCCTGCCGCTACTAAGGGTTGTCCGCCCTGAGACTTAACGCCAATCTTCTGTAATACTTGTGCCTGAGCATCCGGCATAAGGTCTTTGTAGTTGGCTGTTACCTTCGGAATTGCCGCCGGTGCCTTTGCTTGAAGTTCCATTTGCTTTGTTATGCTGTCGAGAATTGTTTTAGCATTAGGATATTTCTGCGCTACCATCTGCTGCCAGAATGTCACTGCGGCAGGAGTTGGGTTATATGCACCGTACTTCATCAGTTCTGTTGCCTGAGCAAATAGCCACATCTTATTTCGCGGTAATCCTGCCCCTGCATCAGCTTTGAATATGAAATCGGTGTTGTAGTAAAGTTCCCCTGCTTTGTCGCGAACAAGAAAGGCGTATTTATTGAAGTCGCCATAACTATCTTCACCGTTCTCATCCTTGGTAACGAAGGGTCTTAGCTCATCGTAGAAAGCTAATTTAANCTCAAACATGATCTCGTAAAGTTCCTTAAATGCCGCGTACTTATTAGCTTCCTTGGAGCGTAACCGCCCGCTTGATTGCTGTACTTGAATTNGTTTAGCGTACCCACTCTCTGCGGTTGGGTCCTCCTTGCCTTGAAAGCTGTTCGTAATGCCAAGGGTAGCCTGTGCCGCCTTGTACTGTTGATTAGCAAAGGCTAAGTCATTGCCTATATCGGCGTAAAGATTCTTCACTCCAAGCGCATTTAACTCTGTCTGAGTCCCTCTTATAATCCCATAAACCTCATTCTTAATATTGAGCCTGTGTCCTTCTAATGCAGTTATAACAACCGAACCGCGCATAACCTTTTCTTCAATAGTGGAAATGGTTTTCTTATGAGCGTCCTGTTGATCTCGAATAACATCTACGTCCGATTGACCACCAAAGGCAAAGTTCAANGGGANGTTTTCGCGGATAATAAGCGGGTAACGNGTNGGNNTNAAGTAAGGAACCTTTGTCCCTGCTTTTAATACTTCGCCACTTGTAAGGGTTACATCGTCACTAAGGGTTTCTTCTGTCTCTACCTTTCCATCAATACGTCGTGCGTAGAAGTTCGGCAAATCCTCTAATACCTGGTCATCACACCAAACGAACTTAGATGTCTCACCATCGTCATTCTTGTACCAACAGACAATCTCCGTTACCTTATCTGTCGAAGAATTATCACCGTTAAGCGAATCAATTTCGGGGAATTCCTCACCCTCACCTTCCAAGTCAACGCCATATCTTTTCTTGATAAATGACTTCGTGACACTGGACAAAATAAAGAAGTAATCCATTTTCTGCAAATTCCAGCAACCAGGTTGCGTCACTATCCTTTTCGGATGAATTGCCTCCAGCTCTATTTCTCCACGGTACAGGTGATGTTTAAAGTCGGGATTCCAACCTACCAATATAGCTGAATAGCCCTGTATTGGCGTTATGCGCTCGTTAGCGTCATTAATTGCGGTTATACCAAGTTCGGTTATGTCCGAGGTTAAGCTATCCTCAATCATTACAGCCTGCTTCTCGTAGCCAGGGAGTTTAGTTCGTACTGATGGTTGGGGTATTGTACTGTCTACACCCGCCTCGATGAACTCAAGGACGAGATTGACAACATTGTTCGCTTTCTTGCGCGGACCGTTTGAACTCGTAGAATTCACATTGGCATCTACGCTCGATGTGCCAAGATATATCTGCTCGCGTTCATCCCTTAACGTATTGTTTACGCCTGTTCGCGCCTCGGCTAATTTATCGCTCCACTCTTTTAGTCTGCGTTGTTGTTCGGATTCTTCTTTTTTGGTTTTTGCTGCGGTTTTAACCTTGCTTATAAGATCACCCCCTAACTGTTTAAGCTTGTCGAACACTTAGCTATCACCTCCCAATCTTAGATAGGATGTACTCGCGCATCTTTGGGCTTGCCCTTTCTAAATCTTCCAGTATGTCGTCGGGGAGATCGTCGTAATTAATCCGGCGTTCCTCAAGCATTGTCTTATTGGAGTGATGGGCGTTTAGACCGTAAGAAGCACCATCATACCAGTGATCATATGAGCATTCTAGNACCTTCTCAGGGTCTTTCTCGTCAAGAAGCAACTGCGGTAATGTCTCAATAAGCTTTCGGCAGGTATTAAATACCTTAACTTTGCTCGTTGTCACATCGGCGTTTTCGTCGTAATAGGGCTTCAAATACTCGTGCCATACAGCCTTGCGAAATGTCCTATCCGTGATAGCCCTTATACAATCCTTTACTCCGCCTTCAATGTAGAAATCAATAATTGACTTACCTTGAGGGGTATTAATGTTCTTTGTAAGAGGATGGACGGCCCAAGCGTCATGCCCTACTACAGTAAAACCGATATGTTCATCCCCTGTCGTTAAGACAATTTGCCTCGCTTGGTCAGAATAGCTTACTTTAGGGTCTTTCGGCTCCCTTGTATATTCCCTGTAAATATAAACCGTACCGAATTCATCCACGGTAAACCAATACCAAGCGAATGGGTCTGTGTAGCCATTGTCAGCAGACCGCCATTTTCGCCAATGTGCCGGTATTTCAAATGGTTCTACCACATGCAAGTCATAACTAAACTCAGGAAAAGCAGCACCTTCGGCGGCTTCAAAGGCTTCTTCCGGTGTGCTAGGATACTCCTGCTTTGTTTCGTGTTCGCCCAAGTCCTTCCTCGTCTGATCGTACCATTCTTGCGTTCGCCTTGGGTCTGTATTCCAAGGAAGGAATACCCTCGCAAATGTATTTACGCCCTGCGTGGCCTTCCTCCATATCTCCTCGTATAGTGTCATGCGTTTAGCTGTACTCAGACCAATTACTTGACCGCCTGTAGGTCTATTTATAGTAGGATAAGCTGCTGCCCAGATGGTTCTTGCCCATTGCTGGAACGCCCACTCGTCAAGAATTACCAAGCTTGCCGTTAGTGACCGCCCTGAATCTTGGGCGGCAGTTAATGAATTAAATACGCCTGGTTCTTTACTAGGGTGATTGATTGTTACCTGTAGGGTTGTCGCTTCCCATGTTGGCCCNGCCCATTTACCTGCGGTTTTCTTCTCCCTTATCATTGTGTTCGGGAGGTATCTAAGAATAAAGCAAACGCGCCGTACTAACTCCTTTGAATCCTCTTCACGCTTTGACATAGCCACCACAGAATAACCGGGTTGATAAACCAACTTCCACAC